TTTAGATTGTGTTTGCTATATCGAAGAAAAAACCAACAATGTTGTAATAAAATTCTTTGGTATGCCTAATAGCGACTCTGCACACTTATTCACATCTTACATCATGATGAGACTAGGATTTGAATACACACCTTTTGGAGAAGATAATTTCAGCAAATCAGTTCACTAATTATGGACATCAAGATACCCTATACCCCAAGAAAGCACCAGGCTTACTTACACAAACAAATAGATAAGCACAGATGGAATGTATTAGTTTGCCACAGAAGGTTTGGCAAAACAGTATGTATGATCAACCACCTAATTAGGTCAGCATTACTGTCCAAACAGAAGAACCCTAGATATGCCTACATTGCACCCACCTTCAAACAAGCAAAAAGTATTGCATGGGATTACATGAAACAGTTTACCGCCAAGATACCCCACACCAAGTTTAACGAGACAGAGCTGCGTGTAGATTTACCTAATGGCTCTCGTATCACCTTGCTAGGCTCAGAGTCTCCAGATGGATTAAGAGGTATATATTTAGATGGCTGCGTGATCGATGAGTACGCAAATGTAAACAGTAAGCTATTCCCAGAAATCATTAGACCAGCATTATCAGATCGAAAAGGTTACTGTGTGTTTATTGGTACACCTATGGGGATGAACAATAACTTTTATGAATTATACCAACATGCACAAGGTGCAGATGATTGGTTCAACTACAAGGCAAAAGCTAGTGAAACATTAATCGTAGACAATGATGAGTTGGTCAAGGCAAAAGAGGTTATGGGTGAGAAGAAGTATCAGCAAGAATTTGAATGTGATTGGATAGCAAATATCGAGGGTGCAGTATATGGAGACATCATTGCAAAACTAGATGATGATAAGCAGCTTACAAGAGTTCCCTACGATCCTGCTCTACCAGTATCAACAGCATGGGATCTTGGGGTCTCCGACCATAGTGCTATTATATTTTATCAGCAGTTAGGCAGAAGCATAAGCATTATAGATTATCATGAAGAGAGAGGTCAAGGTTTACCTTACTATGTTCAGCTTGTTAAAGATAAAGATTATGTTTACAAGGATCACTTTGCACCACACGATATTGAAGTTACCGATTTTGGTAATGGCAAAACTAGGAGAGAGGTCGCCTACCAATTAGGAATTAGGTTCAAGGTAGTTCCAAAAATTCCACTAGAGGATGGCATACACGCAACCACAATGACCCTGCCTAGATGTTGGATTGATACAGACCATTGCAAAAAGTTAATAGATGCGTTAAGACATTACCACAGGAAGTACATTGACAAAAATAGAATGTTCAGATCGAAACCTGTACATGATTGGAGTTCACACGCTTGTGATGCAATGCGTTACCTTGCTGTTGGACTACAAGAAATTAATACTAGACAATCGGCTCCACAAAGTGTAGCAGATAATAGTTATAGGATTATTTAATTATGGGATCATTATTCAAACCAAAAATGCCACCGCTGCCACCAGTTCAACCTTTGCCAGAACCGCCTTCAGCAGAAGTCTCGCAAGAGGAAAAAGATAAAATTGCTGCAGAACAAGCTGCGATTGAGAGAAAGCGAAAAGGTAGAAAGTCTACAATCTTAACTTCGCCATTAGGTATTGAGGAAGAAGCAGAAGTTCAAAAGAAAACTTTATTAGGATCATAATGTTTGAAAAGATTAAAAAGATATTTAAAAAAAAACCAAAGGCAAAAGTAGAAGTTGAGAAAGAAGTTTTAGTCTTAGCTGAAGATATGACTTTTGAAAATGAAATTAAAAAACCAGAAGTAACAGAAACAGTAACTGAAACAAAATCAGAAACTAAATCATCATTAACATTCGGAGAATAATATGGGATCAGTAATTAGACCAAGTAGACCTACACCCGCACCCACACCAGTACCTACTCCAGTATCACCAACTGTAGCAGAAGTTTCGCAAAGCGAAGCAATGAACGCAGATGGTTATGATGCAAGAAAGACAAAAGCAAAAGGCAGATCAGCAACAATCATGACAGGACCTAAAGGTGTAGAAGAAGAAACATTAACATTAGGCAAACCAAGTTTATTAGGATCATAATGGCAAGAACAGATTTAAGTAAAAATTTATTATCAAGATATGAAAAGCTAGAAGGTCAAAGGCAAAACTGGGAAACGCATTGGCAGGAAGTTGCAGATTATATGCAACCAAGAAAAGCAGATGTAACCAAGACTAGAGCTAGAGGTGATAAAAGAAATGAGATGATCTTTGATTCATCTCCAATACAAGCAGTAGAATTATTAGCAGCATCATTACATGGTATGTTAACAAATCCATCAACACCTTGGTTTACCCTAAGATTTAAAGATGAAGATGTTGAGAATGAAGATGAAGCAAAAATTTGGTTAGAGTCTGCAACAGATGCAATGTACACAGCATTTAACAGATCAAACTTCCAACAAGAAATATTTGAATTGTATCATGATCTAATTACATTTGGAACTGCTGCAATGTTTATTGAAGAAGATGATGAAGATTTAATTAAATTTTCAACAAGACATATCAATGAAGTATTTATTGCAGAAAATGACAAAGGTAGAATAGATACAATCTTTAGAAGATTTAAACTTTCTGCTAGAGCTGCAGTACAAAAATTTGGCGATACAGTATCATCAGACATTCAAGGTATCTTTAAAAAAGATCCTTACCAAGAAGTAGAAATACTACACGCAGTTTATCCAAGAGCAGACTTTGATCCTAAGAAAAAAGACAAAGAGAATATGCCATTTGAATCTGTTTACTTAGAATATAAAAATGCAAATGAATTATCTATCTCTGGATTTAAAGAGTTTCCTTTTGTAGTACCAAGATACTTAAAAGCATCAAACGAAATCTATGGTAGATCCCCTGCAATGACAGCTTTGCCAGACGTTAAGATGCTAAACGAAATGTCAAAGACTACAATTAAAGCTGCACAGAAACAAGTTGACCCACCACTATTAGTTCCAGATGATGGTTTCTTATTACCTGTTAGAACTGTACCAGGTGGATTAAATTTTTATAGAAGTGGTACTAGAGATAGAATTGAACCATTAAACATTGGTGCAAACAATCCATTAGGATTAAACATGGAAGAGCAAAGAAGAGATGCAATCAGAGCTGTGTTCTATGTTAATCAACTTATGATGCAACAAGGTCCACAAATGACAGCGACAGAAGTTATCCAAAGAAACGAAGAGAAGATGAGATTACTTGGTCCAGTATTAGGTAGACTACAATCAGAATTATTAAAACCATTAATTGATAGAGTGTTTAATATATTGCTTAGAAATAATTTATTACCACAAGCACCAGAATTTTTATCGGGTAGAGATATAGAAATTGAATATGTATCTCCACTTGCTAAAGCACAAAAATCTTCAGAGCTACAATCTATTATGAGAGCAATAGAAATATTAGGATCATTAGCTAACGTAGCACCAGTATTTGATTATGTTAACTTTGATAATCTTGTGAAACACTTGGCAGACATAGTTGGTATGCCACAGAAATTATTAAAATCACAAAACGAAGTTAATGCTCAAAGACAAGAACAAGCAGCACAAGCTGAACAACAACAACAAATGGCTCAGATGCAACAAGTTGCACAAGCCGCAGGAGATGTAGCACCACTAGCGAAAGCGTTGCCAGACGAAGCAAGAGCTGTAGCAAATGCTGAAGTGGAATAGTATGGAACCAAATAAACAACTAGAAAAACTTATAGAAGGGTTAAGAAAAAATTACGAATACATATTCAATACAGATGAAGGCAAAGAAGTCTTAATCGATCTTGAAAAAAGATGTCATTATCATTCTACCACTAATGTAAAAGGTGATAGCCATGAAAGTGCATATATGGAAGGACAGCGTAGTGTTCTTCTATTTATTAAATCAATGCTACGAAAGGATAAAGGAAAATAATATGTCAAGCGAACAGATAACACAGGAAACTGTGCCTGTAGAAACAACGACTACAGAAACAGTACAACCCACAGCACAACCAACAACAGTTGCAAAAGGAGATACTCCTGCACCACAAACTTCTTGGAAAGATTCAATTAGTGAGGATTACAGAAATGATCCTAACATTGAAAAATTTACTGAGATAGATGCGTTAGCAAAAAGTTATATCAACGCAACTAAAATGATTGGTCAAGATAAAGTTGCTATACCAAATAATAATTCTACTGAAGATCAATGGAGTGAAGTTTATGCAAAACTTGGCAGACCAGAATCTCCAGACAAATATGCTTTAGATGTAAAATCTGAAGTAGTAAATTTAGATGAAGGTGCAATTAAATCTTTTGCTGAACAATCTCACAAACTAGGTTTAAATAATAAACAAGCTCAAGGTATCTTAGAGTTCTATAAAAATAATATGGAAGGCACAGCTCAGCAATCAAAGATTGATACTGAAACTGCTCAAGCTCAAGCTGAACAACAGTTAAGAGCAGAGTGGGGTAGAGACTTTGAAGGTAAAGTTAAACAAGCTGGTGCATTAGCAAAAGCTAATATCAATCCAGAAGTTTTGGATATGCAATTACAAGATGGAACAAGAATAGGTGATCATCCAGAAATCATAAAAGGTTTTGCAAAGATAGCAAGTATGATGTCTGAAGATAAAATTCTTGGTACTGAAAGTGAAAATGTAAATACTACAAAAGATATTGAAGCTGAGATTGCAGCATTATCTAATGATAAAGATGGTCCATACTGGAACAGGATGCACCCAGATCATGATAAGGTAGTACAACAAGTTTATACTTTAAGAGAGATGTTAAATGCCAAATGATAATCATCTTAATGATAAAGAAATTCGCTTAGAAATATTGCGGTTGATTAAGGAAGTAGGTTCTGAACAACAGAAAAATAATCCCTTGCCAACCGCAGATATTTATTATAAGTGGATTAATAGTAAGACAATTCGCAAGAACCTTACAGACAAGAAGGAATAGACTCTAGTCTAACAGACTTTAAATGCAAGAGATGCCTACCTATTGGTGGAGAACCTTTCTGATTTTTTTAAATCAACTATAATATGGAGACAAAAATATGTCATCACAAATAACTACAGCTTTTGTACAGCAGTATTCTGCTAACATACAAATGCTATCTCAACAAATGGGATCGTTATTAAGAGACAAAGTCAGAGTTGAAAGCGTTACAGGTAAAAATGCTTTCTTCGATCAAGTTGGTTCAGTAACTGCAGTTTTAAAAACTAGCAGACATTCGGACACTCCTCAAATAGATACACCTCACTCAAGAAGAAGAGTATCTCTTGCGGATTACGAATTTGCTGATCTTATTGATCAACAAGACAAAGTAAGACTCTTAATTGATCCTACTTCATCTTATGCTCAAGCTGCTGCTATGGCAATGGGTAGAGCAATGGATGATGTGATTATTGCAGCTGCAACTGGTACTGCCTTTACAGGTGAAACTGGTGCAACTTCAACTGCGGCTCAAACAGCAATCGCTGCTGGTGGAGCTGGTTTAACTATTGCGAAATTAAGAACTGCTAAGCAGACTTTTGATCTAGCAAGTGTTGATCCTTCAATCCCAAGACACATCGTTGTGGGACCAGAGCAAATCACAAACCTTTTATCAACTACTGAAGTAACAAGTTCAGATTTCAATACTGTAAAAGCATTAGTACAGGGTGAAATCGACTCGTTCCTTGGGTTTAAATTTACTGTATCAAACAGACTTGCAAAATCTGGCAATGACAGAACTTGCATAGCTTTCGCACAAGATGGAATCACTCTTGCGATTGGAAAAGACGTATCAGCTAGAATAGACGAAAGAGCAGACAAATCTTACGCTACTCAAGTATACTACTGCCAATCAATCGGTGCTACTAGAATGGAAGAAGCAAAAGTTCTTGGTATAGTATGTCAAGAAGCATAATAGGAGGATATTAATATGGCTACAGTTTATTCGATACAAAAGACTAAATGGGATCAGAACGTACCTTCCGAAAAGATAGACACTACTGAACTAAGTGGTAGAGTAAGAGTTGCTCATGCAGAATATGAAGCATCTTCTCTAGCATCTGGTGATGTGATTCAAATGTTTAATTTACCAAATGGTTCAAGAATCATTTCTGGTAGATTAGCACATGACGCATTAGGTGGTTCAACTACTTTGTCAGTTGGTTATGCTGCTCACAATAATGCCGCTGGTACTGCTGTAAGTGCTTCAGCTGCTGCTTATAAAGCAGCTGCTGCTTCTACTTCTGCAACTGCAGTTAACGCTGCAAATACTATTGCATTAGGTGAAAACTCACTTGTAGACGCTGATAAGGATGGACTTCCTGTTTCAGTAACTATGGGTGGTGCTGCAGGTACTGGTACTATTCAATTAACTATGATGTACGTTATAGATTAATTACTAAAATTTTAGGGGGTGGAAGCGAGAGTGGAAACCCCCTAGAGTGCATGAAAAAGATACAAGATTTAAAACCTGTATTACATTTTAAAAAAAATAATTATGTATACAGATATGTGTTAGTAGATAGGTTTCAAAATGATTCTAAAAATCATTATGGCTTTGATACTAAAGAAAAGAGAACAACAGAAGAAATATTTGCTTTAGAAAAAGATAGACAGATAAGGCGAAAGTATATTATAAGGAAGTAGTATGGCATCAACAGTAGACATTTGTAATGGAGCATTAAATCAACTAGGTGCTACAACTATACTTTCACTTACAGAAGATTCAAAAAACGCTAGACTTTGTAACTCAAGATATACTCAAGTAAGAGATGGTGTGTTTAGATCACATCCTTGGAACTGTTTACAAAAAAGAATTGAACTAGCAGCAGACACTACAGCTCCAGCATGGGGTTTTAGTTATGCTTACACACTACCATCAGATTGTTTAAGACTACTTAGAATATTAGATTACGATTCTAATTACAAAGTAGAAGGTAGAAAAATATTATCTAATACATCTAGTATGAAAATATTATACATTGCTAGAGTTACTGATCCCAATGAGTATGATGAATTACTAAGAGAAACTTTATCTGCTGCATTAGGTGCAGACATTGCTTTTGGAATTACCTCTAATAATCAAACAGCTCAAAATATGTATCAACTGTTTCAAGATAAATTAAGAGATGCTAGATTTGTAGATTCAACTGAAGGTCAAAATGTTGAACAAGATTTAGGTATGACAGATGCTATAGACGCAGGTAGTTTTATTAACTCAAGGTTTTAATAAATGGCTAGAGTTGCAGTTCAATTAACGAACTTTACAGGCGGTGAGCTATCTCCAAGATTAGATGGTAGAAATGATTTAGCAAAGTATTCTTCTGGTTGCTCAACCTTAGAAAATTTAGTTGTCTATCCTCATGGCTCGGCAGCTCGTAGACCAGGTACAACTTTTGTTTCTGAAGTAAAAGATAGCACAAAAAAAACAAGATTAATTCCTTTTGAATTTTCGACAACACAAACTTATATGCTAGAGTTTGGTGATCAGTACATAAGATTTTATAAAGACAATGGTCAAATATTATCTGGTGGTTCAGCTTACGAAATATCTACACCATACTTAGAAGCAGAACTATTTGATTTAAAATTTGCACAGAGTGCAGACGTTATGTACATTTGTCATCCTAATCATGAAGCAGAAAAATTATCAAGAACAGGTCATACATCTTGGTCGCTTACAGATGTAGATTTTTTAGATGGTCCATACTTAGATACCAATATATCTACAACAACAATTACTATGTCAGCTCACACAGTTGGAACTGGTAGAACTATGACAGCTAGTGCGGTTACAGGTATTAATGGTGGTTCTGGTTTTTTAACAACAGATGTTGGAAGATTAGTTAGGTTTAGAGATGGTTATGGAAAAATAACTGCAAGAACAAATACAACAGTTGTAACTGTAGAAATATTAGAAGATATGGGTTCATCAAGTGCATCTATTGATTGGTCTTTAGGTGCGTTTTCAGATACCACAGGTCATCCTTCTTGCGTAACCTTTTTTGAACAACGATTAGTATTTGCTGCAACAATAAACAATCCACAAACAGTTTACTTTTCAAAGTCTGGTGATTACGAAAACATGGATGCAAATATAGGTGGAACGATTGCAGATGATGATGCAATTATTTATACGATTGCTTCTAACCAAGTTAATGCTATTCGTTTCATGACAGCAACAAGAACTTTAATTATTGGTACAGCAGGTGGTGAGTTTGCAGTATCTGGAGGTGGTGCAGATAATGCTATTACCCCAACTAATATTTTAATTAAAAAACAATCTAACCATGGTGCAGCTAATGTAGATGCTATTGCCGTAGGTAACGCTACACTATTTTTACAAAGAGCTAGAAGAAAAATTAGAGAACTAGCTTACAACTTTGATGTTGATGGTTATGTAGCTCCAGACATGACAATCCTTGCCGAACATATTACTGAGGGTGGTTTAACACAAGTTGCATATCAACAAGAACCTAATCAAATTATTTATGCAACTAGAGAAGATGGAGAGTTAGTAGGATTAACATATCAAAGAGAGCAACAAGTAACTGCTTGGCACAGACATATCTTTGGTGGAAGATTTGGTATAGCAACAATTACAGTTTCTGATTATGCAAATATTGCAACTGGAACTAAATTAACTTTAACGAAATCTGATGGCACAACTGTAGACTTTAATTCTACCACAGGAACTGCTGGAACTAATGAATTTAAAACTCAAACTAATAATGATACTACAGCAACTAATTTAAAAAATGCAATCAATGCTCATGCTAATTTTACTGCAACAGTATCAAGTGCAGTAGTAACTGTTACTGAAACTGTACACGAAGCAACAGGATATTTAACGATTAAAAGTTTTGATACTACACGACTAACTGCAACAAGCGAAGGTAAGGCAGTAGTAGATAGTGTGGCGGTTATTCCTACAGATGACAAAGAATATCAAACATGGGTAATTGTTAAAAGAACAATAGATGGTACAACTAAAAGATATGTTGAATACTTGAATGAACTTGATTTTGACCAAACAGATAATACTACATTTAATTTTTTAGATAGCTCATTAAGCTATAGTGGATCACCAGCTACAAATATTTCTGGTCTAACACATCTTGAAGGTCAAGTTGTTTCTATATTAGCAGATGGTGCAACACACCCCAATAAAACTGTAAGCTCTGGTGCAATAACTTTAGATCGTGCATCAAAGAATGTTAAAGTAGGTTTAGCATTTACATCTTTATTGCAGACTATGAGAATAGATGCTGGATCACAAGATGGTACATCACAAGGTAAAACTAAAAGAATATATGATATTACAGTTAGAATGTTTGAAACAATAGGTATAGAGGTAGGACCAGATTTATCAGAGATGGAAAGAATACCTTTTAGAAGTTCTGCTGACTTAATGGATGAAGGTATACCACCATTTACAGGAGACAAAGAGGTAGAGTTTAGAGGAAACTACGAGACAGATGGTTTTATTTATGTTAGACAAACTCAACCTTTACCTTTTACAATTTTATCGTTATACCCAAGGTTAGTAACAAATGATGGATAATATACTACATATAGTGCCTTATACTGCACAGCATGGAAAATTTATTTTATCATGTCAAATGAACCATAAAGTATTAGAAGCAGACAGACATTACATTAATGTTGATGGTGATGCTAAAAACTTAGTACAAGATCATTTAGCATTTACTGGTATCGTTAATGACAATCCTATCTTTGCTGCAGGAATGAAAATGATTTGGGGTCAAGTTGCTGAAGGTTGGGTGATTGCAACAAGTGAGATGTGGAAACATCCACTAGGTGTTGCTAAAGCAATTAAAAAAGATTTTGCAAGAGTTGCTAAAGAAAATAATATTACTAGAGTTCAATCTGCAATCAGAAAAGATTTTAAAGAAGGTTTAAGATTTGCAGAGTGGTTAGGTTTAGAAAAAGAAGGTCTGATGAGAAAGTGGGGATTTGATGGCTCAGATCAATATATGTATGCGAGGTTATTCTAATGGCAGCAGCTATACCAGCATTAACAGCAGCAGCACCTTTTGTATCTGCAGGAACAGCAGTAATAGCTGGTAGACAAGCAAGTGCAGTAGGATCATATAATAAAGCAATAGCTGATAGAAATTTTAGAGTTAAAGTACAAGAAGCTGAAAGAATAGAACAACAAAAACAATTTGACCTTGCTAGGTTTGATCAAAAATTTTCACAGTTACAAGGTCAAACAAAAACTGCTGTACTAACTTCTGGTGCAGAACTTTCTGGTTCTGGTCTAAGAGTTTTAAGATTTAATGCTCAACAAGCTGAAATAGAAAAAGATATTATAGATTATAATGCAAAAATAGGTCAAGCAAGAAAATTTGAAGAAGCTAACTTTTCAAGAATGCAAGGTAATGTTGCTAGACAACAAGCTCGATCTGCTGAACTAGGATATTATGCTCAAGCAGGTACAAGTTTATTAAGAGGCTTTGGAGAATAGATGCCTAAGATTCCTACATTTACAGCACAAGGTAGACCTACTGCCGAAGCACCAAGTGTTAGAACTGGTATTCAAATTTCACCTACTGCCACACCTTCTGCTGGATTACTTCCATCATTAAATGCTTTAACAGATTATTCAATTAAAAAAAGAGATACAGCAGAAAAAGTAGAAGCTGCCAAGAAAGTTTTTGAAATAAAAGGTGAACTAGATAAATACATTGAAGCTGAGAAAGAAAACATAAATGATGAAAATGCAATTAATAATTTTAAAACAAAATACGATAATTATGTAAAACAACAATTAGGTGGAATAACAAACAATAGAGTTAAAAAAAGAATACAACAAAATTTAGATTTAGAATATTCTGAATATGTTTACAATATTAAAAACAATTCTTATAAAGCATTAGAAACTGAAAGTTTAACAAATATTAATAATGAAATAAATTCTTTATCTGGAAAATATGCAACATCAGATAATCCAATTTTAAAAGTAAAATATAAAACACAAGCTAAACAAAAAGTTAGAGAATTTGCTGAAGATTTTAATTTACCAAAAAATGTATTAGATAAAAAATTAGAAGCTGTCGATAGAGATTTCTTATTGGCGGATATGCAACAATTTGCAGGTAAAGTAAATGGTGCTTCTGAAATTAAAAGTTTAGATGATAGTTTGAATGGAACTAAATTTTTAAATGACCAGGATTTTTCAACTGGTGTTTATAATGCTTATAATCAAAAAATATCTGAACTAACAATTAAAGGTGATCCAAACTCTGATTATGATCGAGCTGTAGAATTATTAGATGAATTAAAAGAATTTGAAAGATCAAATGGTTATAAAGTTAAGACAGGAGATATATCAGTTAAGATAGATAGTCTTGAGCAAAAGATATTAAATGAACAAATATCACATGATAAAATTGTAAGAACTCAAGGAGACAATAAATTATTTTATGACTATGCTAATGATTTAAAAAATAGTTTATCTAAAAGTATTGCTGATCCTTTTGCACAACCAGAATTACAAGATAGATTAGCTGCTGTAGAAGTAGAACAAGAATTTGATAAAAGAATGAAAGAATATGTTTTGGCAAATCCAGAAGCAACTTTATCTGAAAAACAGGCTTATGCCAGATCAACAACTTATGTTTTAAAAAATAAATATGAAGATAATAAAATAGAAAAAGCATCTACATTTAATTTACAACAAAGTGCTACAGATATTATTGTTCAATATAATGATACTGTTAATGATATGAAAAAATTAGCAGAAGGAGCATTAGACCAAGATACAATACAATCCTATGAGAGTTTAGCAAGAGCTAATGGTTATCAAGATATTCAATCTTTTATGAATGATTATTTACCATTATTAAAATCTCAAATTGAAGGACAGTAAATGGCAAATGAATTTTCTCCAGAGGTTCTAAATTTATTAGAAACCTACAATAAAGATACTATTAAAATAGAACCAGTTAACTCTGGTTTAGTTAAAAATCCAGATCAAGAAGATGCTAATTATTGGAATATTGCTACCGATATGGCTTTATCTGCACCACAAGGTGTTGTTAATGCAATAGAAGAACAAGGTGATTTTTTAGATGAAAATATAGTTTCATTGGGTGGATTAGAGTTTGGAGATAAAGATGGTAAATTAACATTTAAAGATTTTATTCCAAAATATGTTTCACCTTCAAAATGGAAATCAGAAGAGTATTCAAAGAAAAGACAATTACCAGTATTTCATAAACCAGAAACTTTAGCAGGAAATATGACAGAAGGAGTTTCAAGATTCCTTACTGGCTTTGCAGGACCAGCTAAATTTTTAAAAGGTGCGGGATTAGCAGGTACATCTGCAAAAGCAGTATCAAGAGGAATGGTTGCAGGTGCTATTGCTGATCTTACTGTCTTTGATCCTAATGAGGGTAGATTATCAGATATGTTGTTAGAGTTTGATTCACCAGTTTTAAATAATGCTGTTACTCAATATCTAGCTACAGATAAAAATGATGGTGAAATGGAAGGAAGATTAAAAAATGTTTTAGAAGGAATGTTACTTGGTGGAGTAGCTGAATCTATATTCTATGGAATAAAAGGTTTTAAAAAAATGAAACAAACAAAAGATTTAGATAAAAGAGCAGTTTTACAAAAAAGAGCAGATGAAATAATTAAAGATGCACAAAAAGGAAGAAAGTCAAAAAGATTAAGAAAATTTGCATTAGAAGATAATGATGCAATCAATACTAAAGAAGCATTAAAAATAATTACTAAATCAAAAGAAACTGCAAAACAAGATGCTGAACTTTGGTTAAAAAAAATATTGAATACTAAATCATTAACAAGTGGTGATCAAGTATTAAGAACAATAGATAATATTGTTGATAATGGATTTG